ACTTCTGGCGTAGTACATTCTACAACCACTCTACGTTGACCAGCAAGTGTATCAAATACTGATACAACAATACCGGGCCATTTGTAACCACTAACCTTTTCTACCTTATCACCTACTGCAAATAATGCCATTGTTATACTCCTAATGCATTAGTATATCACTTATCATCACGAAATCTAACGAATCTGGGGAAACGCAAACTGTAAGTACCATCTTGATTTTGAGTAATTACATCACATAAGATTTCACAAGTTTTACCAATAACCATATTCCTGTCACGCCACAAATTATCTCTGTCAGTGTCACTAAAGCCACTACCAACATTGACTGTAATGAACTTGGAATCATCTTCACCAGAACAAACGAGTGCCCCGAGTCGTCCTTTGTTCCTACCAGTACCTTCTTCAACACCGATGACCTCTAAGTCTACTGTAATCGTAGGCTTCCATTTCATCCAATCGGTACTACGCTTACAGATATATGGGGCAGACATTTCTTTAATCATAATACCTTCAAATCCAGCATTAACATTGTCCTTAGCATAACGCTCAAGTTGATCCTTACCTGCTGCGGTATCAAGATCAACCATGATATGAGGCAGTAATTCAACATTGGGCATTTCTTCAACGACTGGTCGCATTACATCAAGTAGTGCGATACGCTTTTTCAAAGGAGCATTCCAATGTCCTCTACGAAAGTCAGCAAGTGGGATAATGTCAAAGATATTGAATACACTATCTTCTGCTTGTGCATCAGTCTTACGGCGTGCTTGTCGCATTAGTTCTTGAAAGGTGTTGCCAATTACTTCACCGTCAAGTACAAAACCCTCATAAAGGCTACGACCCTGATCTACTCCGCTACACGCACGAACTATCTTACTAAATTTAGCACGAATCTGGTCTTCAATGTGAGTAAAGTTTTCAAACACTTTACCATTGCGACTGAAACACATGACAGTAGTATCGCCAAAGTCACTATGAGTAACCACAAACAACGCACGAACACCATCCAATTTAGGCTCTAGACGTTTAGTGCCTTTCATTTCAGGACGACCTTCACTATTGGCTGCTAGTTGACAGCTAAAGATTGGGATTTCATAGTCAGTCTTTTTGCAAATTTTGTTGATAGTAGTACTAGAGATACCTACACGAAGGTCTCTGCGTAATACAGGAGCAAGGAATGTATTCCATTCATCACTATCAAACCGTTCAGCCAAACTCTGAACTGCATCACGGGCAGCATGACCAGTTAACTTGCGTTGGCTAAGTTGATTCATCAATTCATTAAAGTCATCCCAAGGATTTTCTGCATTAATAATTCCAATAGTATTGGGAATTTGTTTAACACCAAATGTTATGTACGGGTTATAACATGCTTTTGCAAATTTCAAAAAATTGATAGCATTGCTACTGCCCAGGACACTTGCCTCTAATGCTTGTAATACTACATCTTCCTTATGAAGACGGCTATCCGATTCGTTTAATTTTGTTATCCATGATGCTGACATTGTTTTTTCCTTTTTAAATTTTTAGTTTGTTATGTGTAGTAGCCTCTACTGCCCTAGATTTACATTCATCTACTACTTCGGGAGGCACATTTTCATAATCACCGAGACTAGCACATTCGTATTCAATTATCACTGAGTTTGGATCGTCGGGTTTCATGCATTCTGGATCAACTTTTATCCAGCATAATGCAACACCCAATCCCAATACACATATGATAATATTTTTTATCATGTTTCTATCAAATTATTCTTTTGATTTTTTAAGATGAGAACCAATTGCTTATTGCGTTCATCTTGTTCTTTACGCTTACGTTTGTCATCCAACTTCTTGTCAATTACCATACTGTCATATTCACGTGCCCACATTACACCTTGCATCCAACTGGCAGCACTTTCTAGTGTGCCAACAAACAATTGTGCATCACGGCAATAGATAGGCAATTCATCACTATTTTTGGGAACCAATGCTACAAGTTCACCGTATATATCATCATGACGGTTATTAGTAAACTTCATTCCAAGTTTGTCGGCACGTTCTTCTAACCTGCGAATTGTTTTAATTGTATTCCAGCCACTCATATTATGCTTTCAGTGTTTCCCAAATATATTTTTTTTCAATCTTATCAACCCACTTGGTTCTGGTATTATTAACATCGTCTACCCAATCTTTTACATTTTCTTCACATCCCCAACTAGCAGATGGAACTTCAGCCGCAGTAACCAACCATTTAACAATCTCATAGATAACATGCTTATTGGCATGATCTGCACTATTTACTGCACCATACAAATTGTTAGTGAGGATGCTTGTAAGAAAACCACCAGGTTGATAACCTTTAAGAAAATAATCATCCACTGCTTTCATCGTATGTGCAGGAATAGCCAAAGCACCTAGTAGGTGACCCTTTTTATCACGATCTGGAAATTCTAGATCACGACCCGGAAACAATGACAATTTGTTAAGCATATTAACCTATTATTGATTGACTTGTTCTTGCACAATGGCTTTTGTTTTGTTCACCCCATTGTCAAGCAGTTTAGCGATACCACTAAAACCTACTGTAGCGACTACGATTCCAAACAATGTTCCAAAAATAAAGTTTTTCATTTTGTTGGTTTAATCCATGTTGACATTACATCGGTTCCGTGTTTTACATCTTCACCGACACCCTTGACTGCTCCCGCTACTGTACTACATCCTGAGATAAAAGTCAATAGCAATATACTCAAACTGTAATACAGTATATTACTTTTCATAAAAAATTCCCATATAAATTAAAGTAAAAAATATTGTTACAAATATAACAAGAAATATCTCAACCCAATACGCTACCGTAAGATTCATTTAAAATCGTCTTCCATTTCAGCAAGTAACAGATTGGCAAACTTTTGACAAAATATATGAAACCAAATTTCATTTAGTACATCGGCAGGCGCACCGGCTCGTTCTACTAGTTTTCTTAATTGTTCATTCATTGATTATCTCCAAAATTAAAGAATTTTTACACGGTTAAGTTGAGTAGTATTGTCACGGTGTGCTTTGACAGTACCATGCAGGTTAACCATCTTGCCCACTTCTAGTTGTTGTTTGTATGCAAAGAATACTACTTGGTCATCACTAGTAATACCAGAACTGTAATGCGTATTCCATTGTTGTGAAAAGATAGTTTTGATTACTTCAATTGAAAGTGATACTTTGTCACCTGCACGACCGATCAATCCGCCGTTAGCGAATGCAATACGCTGATCCACTGATTGACGTTTCATGCCACGCTCGTAACATGAGGGCAGACTTGAAAGTACTGCGATATCATAATTGGTATCAATAGTTTCACGATTTGCAATCAACATTGCGGTGTTGTCAAACTCTGATAGTTTGATACCTTTCAGGATTTTGAATGTGAATGCTTGATAGAATTGACGAACCTTCTTACCTTGTTCACGATCCTCATCGGTAATCTGAGTAGTGTCGGCAAGAAATTGCGTCACCAAATTGCGGTTCGTTTGTCCTGCAGGAGCATCTTCAACATTTTTAATGTAACCTTGATTGAGGCGTTGTGCTTGACAAGCCGCGGCCCATGCATCATCGGCATTGATATTCAGGAGAGCAGGTTTTTGATAGCGAGCCATTTTGTTTCCTGTAATTAACTGTTTAAGATTCTATTATATACCCAAACCAATTAAATGTCAACCGTACATCTTGGCACGTAGCAGGTCGCTTAGAGTAGGCTGATGTTCTCCTGGAACAACCACGCCCTCTACGAACAGATCCACGCTCTCTGAGTAGTAGCCGTTTGACTCACCCAACCAACGCACATCCACATAGCCCTTGCGGGTAGCGAACTTGTAGAAGGTCCAAGTTACAGACTCGTGGTCTTCTTCGTTGAAGTCCACAGGAGTATTGCCCTGCACTTCCTCAGCAACCAACAAAGGCTCGCCAACCAAATCCTGCAGGTCACCAACTATGTCGTTGATGTCCACTGATTCGCAACAATCCTGCTCATGAGCGAACATGAAACGCTCGCCCTGTGCGGTTTCGAAAGTCATCTCGCCGTCACCAACGGAGCCAGTGACCTGCACAAAGGTCTTGCCCAGCATATGTGCCATGCCCCGTTGAGTGTCTACCATGTTGTTGTAATCCATTTTCTTCTCCTTAAATAGTTTCAGTTTCAAGTTTAGCAACACGCATTGCATTCAAATTTTGATGCGTAGCACACAGGCGAACCGAATAATCATGTCCGGCGATCTGACCAAGTGTAACATCAATCCAAGGTACAATTTTATTAGCAGCATTCAGACTCAAGCAAATGTTAGTGATAACACCTTCAAGATTTCCTGCTGCACTAGACCAAGAAATTGTGTCGTTGATATTGAAATTATTCATATTTAACTCTGTTTGTTGACTGTTTAAGATTCTATTATATACCCAAAACCATTTAATGTCAACTAAATTCGTAAAATTTGACAGTAGAATCCAGTTTTTGCAGTTCTTTTGCAACTTGTGTCAATTGACGATATTTAGCCTGAACCTGACTACGGGAGAGTTCGCCGTCGCAAGAGAGATTTTCGGGGCTGAGGTCACAATCCAAACAATCAGCAACTTCCTGCCGACCCTTACTAGTTTGAATTTCATATTCTTTACCCTTGAACAGACGGTTCCATTTGTTCTTTTGATCTATGTATTTCTGAAGTGCTATCATATCAAGTCCTTTATTTAACTGTCTAAGATTGTATTATATACCCAAAACCATTTAATGTCAATCTTTTTTG